ATTGCTGGCGACACATCTGGAAGCGTTACGCTACAAGCTCCTGCTGTGGCGGGGACAACAACGATAACGCTACCAGCAACTAGTGGGACGTTATTACAATCAGGTACAACTGTTACTGAGGCACAAGGTGGTACAGGAACTACTGTTGGTTACAATGGATTTAAAAACCGCATCATCAATGGTGGAATAACAATCTCACAGAGAGGTGTAAGCCCAACCCAAACGGGTGGTGGAGACTACTCGGTCGATAGGTTTTTTAATTACTACTCTGGAAACGCCTACACATCGGTTCAATCAACTACTGCACCAGCAGGATTTATAAACAGTTTGTTATTGACCATTACAACAGCATCAGCATCTCCAACGTATAGTTTTTTTGGACATAAAATTGAAGGATTAAACTGCGCTGATTTAGGTTATGGAACCGCTACCGCCTCAGCGGTTACGCTGTCGTTTTGGGTTCGCTCAAGCGTAGCTGGTATTTATTCCCTTTCCTTAAGTAATAATGATGGCAATAGAGCTTATGCGGCTTCATACACCATCAACACTGCAAATACTTGGGAACAGAAATCTGTAACCATTCCCGGTGATACGTCAGGGACATGGCTAACAACAAATGCGACAGGGATTTTTATTCGTTGGAATATGGGAACAGGACAAGCGGGTAGGCTTATTTCTGCGGGTTCTTGGCAAGCGGCTAATGCCGATGGTGCAACAGGATCAACGGGTGCAAACACTTGGGCAAATACTTCAGGCGCAACCTTTTACATCACAGGCGTTCAACTAGAAAAAGGCTCAACAGCAACATCGTTTGATGTGCGTCCTTATGGGACTGAATTGTCTTTGTGTCAACGCTACTATTACAGAGCAGTTAATGGAAATACACAACCAATAACTAATGGTTTTTATTACAGTAGTACCGATATCCGAGGGATTATAAATTTCCCTTGCACAATGCGAATTTCACCATCACTTGTTTCGTCAAGTGGTACAGACCATTTTAGATTGCAAGCAGTAGGTAGTGACGACACATTTGACACGCTATTAGATGCTGGCCCTAAATCAACTACATCAATGTATTTGTATATAAATAGCAATGTTTCTGGAACTGCTGGTAATGCGGGGGCAATTCTTTCAAATAACGCAAGTGCATCTCTTGCTTTTAATTCGGAGTTGTAAAAATGACATACAAACTTTATAAAAATGCTCTTGGCAATACTTCAATAATGAAAATTGAACAAGGCTATGTAACCAGTTTTACTGAAGACCCTGCCAACACAGACTACCAAGCCTACCTAAAGTGGCTTGCTGAAGGCAATACACCCGAACCCGCAGAAGGAACTTAACATGGCAAGCATAATCAATGCAGCAACATCAGGTGGGCTAGTCACCACTGCTGACACATCAGGCATCTTACAACTACAAACAGCATCGACTACTGCTGTGACTGTGACTGCTTCACAGAATGTGGGTATTGGAACGGCTTCACCCGGAGCGAGATTGGGCATACTTGTATCAGGAATGACTAACCAAGTCTCACTTGGTGCAAACGCATCAAATTCGGCCTATGGTTCAATTTCTTTTGGTGCAAGTAACCTAGATACTGGAAGGATTGGCTTTACTGCTGGCGGTAATACTGACCTTAATTTATACGTTGATGTGCCAAGTGGAGGAACGCATCAATTTAGAAATGCTACCACTACAATGGTGACTGTTAATAGCGCAGGAAATCTAAAGACTATTGGGACAATTAGTGTTGGCAATGCAACTCCTTCAACAAGCGGTGCTGGCATCACATTCCCCGCAACTCAAGTTGCATCATCAGACGCTAATACTTTGGATGACTATGAAGAAGGTAACTGGACACCAACTGTTGCGGCAACGACAACAAACCCCACTGTTAGTTCTTATCCTACAAGAGTTGGAAGATATGTAAAGATTGGGAAACAAGTAACAATCTATTGTGGTATTCAAAACAATTCATCAGGTGGCTCAGGAAATTTAAAAATTACTGGTTTGCCGTTTCAAGCCACTTCTGATGATTGCACTTTTTCAGGCGTTTCTGCTCTAAACGGAGACTTTTCTTGGGGAACAAGTAAAACAGGTGTTTTGTTCGCTGTCGGTGCAAATCAATCACACATTGATGTTTATGCTACGCAAAATGGTGTAGCACAAGCTGGAATACCAATCGGTAATTTTAATGCCGACTCAAAATATCTTAACATCACATTAACCTATTTCGTTTAATTAACTTGATTGGATTATCAAGTCGGACACTAACCAAAGGAAAATTATGTCACTTACTAAAACCACAACTGTTGACCAAATTACAGTAACCGAAACTGGCACAGTCTTGTATCGTGAAGCCACACGCATCATGGAAGATGGCAATCAAATTAGCCAAACTTACCATCGTTCAAGCCTCACACCCGCACAAGACCTGACAGGCGTTCCCGCTAATGTTGTTGCTATCTGCAATACAGTCTGGACTGCTGAAGTGATTGCGGCTTATCAAGCGGCTCAAGAAACACAAGGAGCCTAATCATGGCAATTACATTAGACGGGACAGCAGGGATTATTGTCTCTGGTAACACTAACACACTTTCTGGAGTGACTGTAAGCCGTGGTGGTGGTTCTATAGCAACTAATACTGCGGTGGGTGCTAGTGCTTTGGCGGCTAATACAACTGGTGCTTTAAATACTGCAGTTGGAAATGGTGCTTTGCAAAGCGTTACAACAGGTTCTGGGTACACAGCAGTTGGTTATGCGGCTGGCAGTTTATTAACTGCTGCTTCTGACAATTACGCAAGTGTTTTTATGGGTTGGAGAGCAGGTAACAATACAAGCACAGCTACCGATGTTACTTTTATTGGTGCAGCAGCAGGTAGATTAAATACTACTGGCTCATCAAATACAGCATTAGGTGCTGCTGCCCTCTACTCAAACACCACAGCATCTAACAACACTGCTGTAGGTTATCAGGCGGGGTATAGCAATACAACGGGCGTAAGCAATTCTTTTGTTGGAAAAAGTGCTGGTTTAAACAACACAACAGGCGCAAACAATTCATTCTTTGGTTTTGAAGCTGGTGGAATAAACACAGGTGGTAACGGCATTACTGCTATTGGCTATCAGGCTTTAGCTAATCACAGTATAAGTGGAATATCAAACAACACGGCACTTGGTTATTTGGCGGGTAGTGCTTTAACCACAGGTCAAGTAAATGTTTATTTAGGTTCTGAAACGGGTTCAAGTCACACTACTGGTAGTGCTGGTATTTACATTGGTAGACTTGCAAATTCTAGTAGTTCATCAGTTGGTGGTGAAACTGTTATTGGTTATAACATACAAGGTAAAGGTACTGATACCGCCTTTATTGGCAATCCTTCTGGTGCGTATAACGGAGCCAACACAACTACTTGGTCAACCACTTCTGACCAACGCCTTAAGAAAAACATTGTTGACAACAATGATGGACTAGAAAAAATTAATTCTATTCGTGTACGCAACTTTGAATATCGTTTGCCTGAAGAAGTTACAGAACTTGCAACAACAACTGCCGTTAAAAAAGAAGGTGTGCAGTTGGGTGTAATTGCTCAAGAACTCCAAGCAGTTTTGCCTGAATGCGTCAAAACAGAATCAACAGGCGTTATGTCAGTGGATGCCGACAACTTGACTTGGTACTTAGTCAATGCTGTTAAAGAATTAACTGCCCGTATTAAACAACTTGAAGGAAACTAAAATGATTAACGAAACACTAACACCAGAACAAATTGCCAAGCACTACTCTGCGGCTATGGACTCGGTTAACCTGATTAACGCAGGTAAACCAGAAGGAATGTCTGATGCTGATTGGGCAGATTGCTTGTCACGTAACAAAGAGCATCTGACAATTATGTTGGCTAAAGACTTCTGGACAACAGAAGACCTAGCACCATTGCAAGCCGCTTCTGTCTAATCATGGAAGAGGTAACACACGCCCAAATCTATGAGCGTCTGTGTGCTGTCGAAGCTAAGGTAGACAAGCTAGATAAAAGCACAGAGGCTGTGGTGGTTGCATTCAATGCAGCCGCTGGTGCATTCACTGTGCTCGAATGGCTTGCTAGAGCAGTGAAACCAGTATTAGTTATTGGTGCATTCTGTGGAGCCATATGGCTGGCTATAGAAAACAAGCTGCATCACTAACACTCTTATTATTAATATCTTTCCCTATTGGGTCCAAGGAGGAAAAATATAGGTGTGTCCGATGGACATGGACTGGAGATGTATATAACAGAAAAGTTGTATGCATTGAATGGAAAAAGGTTGAGCGATGATTGATCCCATCACCGCCCTAGCTGGCATACAAACCGCTATCAGCATGGTCAAGAAGGCCAGCAAGGTGGCTAATGATTTAGGCTCTCTTGCCCCAATGATTGGCAAGATGTTTGATGCTAAAAGCACAGCTACTAAGGCTATGCTTCAAGCAAAGCAATCTGGCAAAGGTTCCAACATGGGGACTGCTTTACAGATTGAGATGGCCTTAGAACAAGCTAGAGCATTTGAAGAAGAACTAAAGATGTTGTTCATGCAGACAGGTAAGATTGATGTCTGGAACAAGATTAAAGCTAGACAAGCTGACATGGACTTGGCTGATGCTAAAGAATTGAGTGCTTTAAAGAAGGCAGAAAAAGCTGCCAAAGAAAAAGAAGATGAAATGAATGAGATAGCCATGATCATTGGTGGTGTAGCTTTTGTTTTGTTCTTAGTATTTGTTGGTGTTAATGAGTTGATGAATTTCTGTGAAGCCACTAGAAGGTGTGGGCGGTGAATGAATATCAAAAGACCTTTGACTTATGTATAAAGATATTTGTCTATGGGTGTGTGGCTCTGTACTTCTTAGGCTTCCTGAAGTTCTTGCCTGATGATTTGTCTGACAAGATTGTGAACTTGTTATTAGGAAAGGTTGGCTTATGAAAGTGACTCCCTATCAACACAATGCAAACATGTTGCGTGAATATCAAAGGGTACTTCATCAACAACACTTGAAAGACCTTCAGAAACTAGAACGTCAAACTCAAGAGAAGATTAAAGCTCAGTGGGTTAGGGCAAATTCTGTGGATGTAATGGTATGAAATATTTATTATTGTTATTGCTGCTCACTGGTTGTGAAGACAGGTACAGATACTTCTGTCAGAACCCTGACAACTTCCATGCTGAGCCATGTCAGAAACCTAGATGTCAATTTACACAGACATGTCCTGAGTATTTAGTTGCACCAATATTGGAGAAACAAATTGAGAGAACTGCTAATCAAAATGCTGACACCCAACCAGCAACCAAAGCCAAAGCTAACAACTGAAGAATTTGAGGTTAGGGTTTGGGGGTTTGTGGTGGTGGCTATCACCATCATTCTCTTTGGCATTGTGTTTGCCCTACTCTATTCTGTTACTTTTGTAACACAACCAATCAAGAGTATGGCTCCGATTGACCAAGCCTACACCAAGATGCTTAATGATATAGTATTACTTATTGTAGGTGGTATTGGTGGCATTGTAGGTAAGAGGGCAGTTAACTCAGCACAGAATGCATTCAGACCTCCTCAGCCTCCAATGCAGGGCTGTGGCGGTGGCTATGGAGGTGGTGGCTATGGTAGCAGCTACGCTCCTCCACAGTCGGCCTATGGCCTTCCTAGTCAGCCCTTCGGTGCTATGCCTGTCTGGAAGAACCCAGAGCTAGATGAAAGCTGGACCCCCGGTCCTCCACCAACAACACCTCCTGAACACATGGAGCCTGATGAGGATAGGGAAGAGATAGCTCAGGCAAGAAAAGAGGCTGAGTGATGTTACCCATTCCACTGCCTTGGCTGATCATTAGTGCAACCATTGCACTGTTTGGAACATATCAAGTTGGTCATCACTATGGCTGGATTGAGCGTGACGAAGACATGCAAATAGAGATAGCTAAGAAGAATGAAGAAGCCCGTGAAGTAGAGAAGAACATGACTTCTAAACTTGCTGATAAAGAAACAGAGTTGAGAAAGGCAAAGAATGAAATATCTAAAAAGCAGTCTGCTATGCGTGAGCTTGCTAACACTGGCAGGTTGCGCCTCCCCACCACCAGTTGTGTACAAACCAGCACAAGTGCCGCCCCTGCCACAGGAAATAGCAGAGATGAGCCAACCGATCTTGAGCGACAGACTATTGCAACTCTTATCGACATCGTTGCCGAAGGAGACAAAGCCATCGTCAAGCACAACGCCTGTGTCGCAGCCTACAACGAAATGAGGGAGTTGGTAAACAATGGTAACAAGTGAACAACTAAGACAGCTACACATTGAGCCATCTTTGGCTGATGCTTTCAATGAAACCTTTGAGAGATTTGGTATAGTTACACCAGCTCAACAGGCTTCATGGATTGGTCAATGTGGTCATGAGTGTGGCAACTTCCGCATCATGGAAGAGAACTTAAACTACAGAGCACCCACCCTGCTGAAGCTATTCCCTCAGAATCCTAAGCGAGTCTGGGGATTCACACCAGAGAGTGCTGCAGAGTATGAGAAAAAGCCACAGCGTATTGCCAATAGGATTTATGGTAATCGTATGGGCAACAGGGATGAGGCATCAGGGGATGGGTTCAGGTTCCGTGGATCCGGATTTCTCCAGCTAACTGGACATAGCAACTTCTATCACGCAGGTCAAGCCTTAGGTGTAGATTTTGTTATGCAACCAGAGCTTGTTCGCACTCCCAGATATGCAGCACAGACCGCTGGCTGGTTCTGGCAGACTCACAGGCTTAACCAATATGCTGACAGCGGTGACATCCTCACCATGACAAAGCGAATCAATGGTGGTACTATTGGTTTAGAAGATCGTAAGAAGCATATTGAACATGCCTTACATGTATTAGGTGGTTGACTAAGCCCCTAAATTGTGGTATGACAAGGCTTAAAGGTATATAATGTTACCAGCTTCTCTAAGTATTATTGGCAGAGAAGTGCCGATTAGAGTTGTAGATGTATTCCCAGAACAACTGGGAGAGTACAGCTATGATGATTATGCAATTAAAATAAAGTCTGGTCAGCACCCCTTAGCGGAGGCAGATACATTGTTACATGAATGTATACACGCTATAGACGACTGCTTCCAATTAAAACTGTCAGAGAG